TGTGGGTTGACGTAGTTAGCAGGGGTACGCCATGCTGCTGCGTCAGTTGCACTACGGAAGTCGTAAGACACGTCAGGGTGGATGATTGCAACATACGAACCGCCGATGGTTGGCACGTTTGCTTTACGCAACTGAGCCACAACCTTGCGGATGTCGTTTGCTTCAAGTGTGTCATCAGCACCAACAGTCAAACGGCTAGTTGGAAGCGATGCTCCACCCGAACCGTAGATTACGTTGGTTCCTGCTTGTGCAGCGTTACGAGCGATGGTGTCGATAGACAAACCAGCGTTGTAACCAACAGCGTTAGCAGCCACAGGATCAACTGGGAGGAACGATGTTGCACGAAGCTTTGCTGTAGTAACAGTTGCGTTACCGTATTCGTTCAATGTGACCGACACTTGGCTATCGCTCAAAGCAACAGGGGTTACATCTTCAGCCTCGCCCAAAGGTGTGGTAGCGGCAGCCATATCTTGGAAGATAGTGAATGTCACTGTTGCACCAGGGTTGGTTGCGTTTGTTGCCTGCACTTCGGTGAACTGGTCAAAGTACATTTCGTCACGAAGGGCGAAGTAAGCCAGTTTTTCAAATGCGGTTTGGTCAACGGAAAGGTTGCCCGTTCCGGTTTCTGCTGCGTAATAATCAGCCATTTTGTTTTTTCCTTTACAGAAGTTGAGGGGTTATTAATTGTTCAGGTTTATGCCCTGAGCTTGTGCCTCTGCAAAGATAGACATGAGTTCTGCCTCAGACTCAGCCTGGTTTATACGTTCTGCCCAACCTTTAGGTTCGGGGCTGACTTCTGATCCGCTGGCGATACGGTTAGTTTCACGCCAAGCGTTTCGGTCATCCTCGTTGACTGCGGGTGTGGGTGTAATCAACTGGGCTTCCATAGCGGCCTCACGGATTGCTTCTGGGGAAAGTTCACCGTCGTAGCCTTTGACGAAATACTTCGCCATCGGTGAGTTCATATCCAATCCTGCTTTTACAAAAGCAAGTTCTTTGGCTTGATTTTGTAGTTCAGCGAGAAGTTTCTTTGTCTCACGGTTTTCTTTTTCCAGTTGCTTCATCCTTTGCCGAACTGGGTTCGACTGGGATTCCATCTGGTCGTCGTCTGAGAAATCATCGTATTCGATCTCTGACATATGGCACTCTCCTTATTTGAAGGCCGCATCCATCTCGGAGGGAAATGAATGGCTCCTGTTGTTGTTACACCCCATATGTTCGTCAAAGGCTCGGGGGGCGGCCAGTGAGTCCTCCACTCGGGATCGTGTTAATCGTTACATAACTTTTACTGTTATGCAACCACCGTCACTCTCCGACTGTTGTTAACCCTGTTTGTGTGCCTTGGCCTGCTGCGAATCCACCACCGGATTCAAAACTTGCTTGGCGGGAACGACGGCGTTGTGCGATTGCTCGACGTGCTTCAGCGTTTGTTCCGAAAGCCCCAGCGATTTGTTGCTCTTGGGTGATGGCTTGTTCGCCTGCTTGTAGAGGTTGGAACAGTTCTTGTGTGTCGCCTAACGCTGTGAAGGTTGCTTGTGCTTCTTGTTCGGTGATTCCTGCACGGGCTAAACCTTCAGCTTGTTGCTGGCTGATTGTCATCCCACCTTGTGTGGTTCCTGCCGCAGCAATCTGGGCGGCACGTGCCTGTCGTTCTGCTTCGTAACGGTCAAAGGTTGGGCGCATCCGTTGAGGATCAATGAAATACGCTGCCAGTTCACCTTCAGAAACGCCGTACAGTCGTTTGAACTCGTTAACTACCTGAGGGTCTGCTTGCCGTACCGCTTGATATCCGAGTCGGGCACGGGCTTCCACCTCGTCAGGGGATACATCTCCGATGATGAAGTTCTGAAAGTCTGATGGGTCATCATAAAAACCTGGGGGCATACCTGCACCTTGTAGGGCTGTTTTGTATGCGGATTCTTCACGAAGGTATTGGCTGACAGAGAACTGTGGTTTACCTGCGGCTTTGAGGGCTTCGTTGGCGGGGAAGCGTTCCTTGAATACAGGGTCGTCACGCAATGCTATACCGATGTCGTCAATACTGGATTGATCTGTAATTCTTTTACCTGTCCACAAAGCTTTGACTGAATCCAAAAGTCGAGTATCTGTAGGTGTAACTAAACCGTAAAACTTTAGGGTGTCTTCAAGGATTTTAAGTGCTGTTGTTTCTTCCATTACATAACCTTTCCAAAGGCTTGAGCGATACTTGCCGCCAAACCACGGGCTTCCTGTTTAGCGTTCTCAGTTTTATCCCAACCGTATTTAGCGTCAGACCGCAACATGATTTCCCACTCACCGGTGGACATCATCCGTTTCTGACCTGGCTCCCCAAAGTTAAACGCAGCCTCAAAATCAGCTGAACCCATATCAATAGCGTTCACATCTTTTTCAAGGATACGGGCAGCCTGTTCTTTGAAACCACCAGCGATATCTTCCAAAGTCAAGCCCTGATCAATCAGGTTGCCAAGATGCCCATAACGAGTTTTGGCTAGTTCCCGCTGTTGACGAATCAAATCCTCATCGGTGATAACCCCAGTCAACCGTTGTTCAATAGTGCTATCGCTGACTGTGCTAAAAAAAGCCCTACCGAAACCTTGCGCTTTCTTGTAGTCGGTGGAGGCTTTAGCCCGTGTGACGGCTGTTTGGTTGACGAAGTTCCCGTTATCGTCACGACGGAAGGCTTCCTTGTACACCTCAGATTTAAGAACATCATCTTTCCACCCGAAGTTCATTGCTGTGGTTAGGAACTTGTTGAACGGCACAGAATCAAATCCGAGATCACCGACAACTGCTTTTACGTCTCGGACAACATTATTAGTTTGAAGTTCTTTAAAGAAATCTGTGTTGTTTAGTTCGGCTGCGAAACGGGCTTGGGATTCAGGGGTTTCCCACATTTTGTCTGTAACACCACGTTGGATAAGTGTAAACAAAGCAGGGTATTTTGCACGGTCAATGTCTAAAAGCCATGATTGGGCTGGGAACATTTCACGGAATCGGGCTTCCCAGTTAGAAGGAAGTTTAGGTCTGCCTGTGCGCCCGCCTCTACCTATGCGCCCGCCAGTTCCTCCACCGGTTCCTCCACCAGTTCCTCCACCGCCGCCAAGATTTGTGCCACCACCAAGATTTGTGCCACCACCACCGCCAGTAGAATCTACAGGGGTAGCCGCCATAGCACGGCGTTCAGCAGCATCAGCAGACACAGGAGAACGACCAGCAGGCGTAGCCGTAGCCGTAGTTTGTGCCTGAGACTCAGTAGCAGGCTGAGTAGCAGTAGGGGCAGCAGTCGAAACAGGGCGAGCAGTTTCAACATCAGCAGGAGGAGCCGAAGTCACACCAATACGATCAAGAACCCCTTGACGACGACTCAGCTCAGTTGGATTAGTAACAACCCTACGAGTAGAAGTAGTAGCAGTATTCGGATTATCACCACGAACAACTTGACGGGTTTCAACAACACCTTGCTCGGAAAAATTAATAGCAGACTCACGGGCAGCAACAGGACTATTTTGTATCAACGCAGCAAAAGTAGGGTCCTGCGTAGGGTCAACAACAACCTTGATTCTCCCACGAGTATCGTAACCACCACCACTAGGGAGCAAAGCCTCACGGTCAACAGCGACCTTGATGTTTCTGTTTCTTGCTACGAAATCCGTAACCTTTTTCCAAGCCTCAACATTGGCAACCGAACTTTCAAAATCGGTAACTTTGATATCTGCCGCCGTTTTATACAGTTTAAGGAACTGATCGCCAGCAGCATTGTTTTTAACAGTCGGCCCATAATTAGGTCCGAACTTACCGAACTTCTTTTTATCTGCCTCAAGTTTGGCGATATCGTTCTGTCGTTTCCTAATCTCAGAATCCAGTTTTGTTTGAGAAAACTTTTTGCCGTCAACAATGTATGCCCGTTGCGTTGAATTGTAAGACGCAAGCCTGTATTTTTCTAGGTCTTTTTTTACGTCATCAATTTGATCATCGTAAAAGTTCGGGTCTGGTCTGTACGTCATCCTAATCCTTTGATTGCTTGATCAATAATGTTCGTCAACTGTAAAGCACCCATAGCTGCGGCTTCATCAGGATTACCCGCTTCGACTGCTTCCATTGCTGCGACCTGTGCTGATGGTGCAGCCTGACCACCTGTGGCTTCAGAAACTTCCATACGGTTATACGCTTTAATGAATTTTTCTACTTCATTATCGGATAACCGGCGACCAAGTGTTTGGCTAGAAACTTGACGAAACACAGCCCGCAAATCTTCTTTTGGTGTAGTACGGATTCTTGCCCCGCCACCCATAGGTTTAGCCTCAGTAGCAAGAAGCGACAAAGCCACATCAAGTGTTACACCTTTAGCGTTGGCATACAGCATTGCTTCACGCACAGCAGAAAGATCCTGTGAACCGAACCCAGTAGATGATGGTTTGCTAGAACCATAAACACCATAGCGTTGCAAAGTGTTAAGAAAAGCACGGCGGTCAACAGGGTTTAATTTTGCTATCTCTGTATAAGCCTCACTGTCACCATACTGTCCACGGGCAATAACGCCATCACGGTTAACAAGGTTTGTACCCACATAACCTTCAGGGGTAAAATCTTCTTCAGAGAAAACCAAACCCTCAGTAGGGGTAGCATCCCTGACTTGCCGTGGAGACAACCTTGTACCAGGAATCAACGAATAACCACTGCCGCCACTGGGTATAGAAGCAGGAGGGTTAATGTCAATATTAAAATCGTTGTTTTGTGCGTTACTCATTCTTCAACCTCAGCAGATAATAGTCTGTCATAAATACGAGAAAACTCGGGGACTTCCTCACGGAGAGCTTTAGAAATCCCAACCAGCCATTCCCGAAGATTTGCCGTAGCCTGCGCTGTCTTAAAGCCAGCCTCTGAACCACCAGAGTTCACATACTGTTGGATTGCTTTCTGACGGGCCTGCAAATAAAAACGAGTTGCTTTAGCAACATCATTATCAGCCAGTGCTTCTTCCTGCACAAGACGACCCAACTGTTCAATTTTGCCTGGGAACTCACCAGGGTTGAACTCTGCCACCACAGGGAAACCAGGGTATTGTTGATTCAGTTTCTTACGCCACTGACGCAACCATGCTTTCTGCTCGTCACTAGGGGAAGCGGGAAGTTTGTCTCTAAGTTCCCGATACTGGGATGCTGCGACACGATACTGAGCCAACTCCACTATTTCACGATCTGTTAAACGGCGGCGTAAACCTTTTTCGATTTGGCGTGACCACACCTCAAACGAAAAGTCATCGCCTGCTGGAGCCATAAATCCGGCAACGTCACGGTACTTGTTGATAAGTCCTTTACCTTCGCCTCGTTCCCAGTCACCGAAATCATCGGTGGCTTCCAAACCTCCAGCAACAGATTCTGTTTTGTTAGACAAATACAGAATTGCGCTGTTGCCATAAATCTCAAGGAACCGTTTTACGGCGGTGTCGTAGTTTTCAGACTGCAACTTTTGGAACTCTTTCACCAATTGTGTTCCGTACATGTCACCTTGGAGGGTATCAATCTTAAACTCAGGAGATGGTGATGTTGGACCAAAGAACTGACCTAATGCTCGAAGACCTGTGATGATACGAGCTTTGTTGCGGGCATCAGCATAAAGTTTTTCTTGCTCATCAAAATCGGCAAGATCATATTCACCGGATGCTGACAACGCACGAAGGGTTTCAATGTAGGTGTTGCCATACACGGTTTGCAGGTTTAGTGTGTTACCTTCGACTGCTTCAATCATACGAGTCACCCACATAGGGGTTAACTGCAAACTTGTTTTCTCGCCATATGGCAAAAGGATTGATGAAATAAAGTCAGCAGATGGAGTATCAGGGATGATACGGGATGCTGCGATTTGAGCCATCGGCCCGATAGATGGGACAACTCCAAGACCGATAGAGATACGTTTCAATGGTGCTTGAAGTGCTACATCTTGCCCTGTTAACAGTTTGCCGATAGAACCCGACAACGGAAAGTTAAAGGAGTATTCGCCTGTGGTGGCATCTTTGTAGAAGAAACCTTCACCTTCGGTACCGCCAAAGATTCCCATGTCGGATCGTTCGCCACCGGAAACAATTAACTGTGCTTTACGGAGGCGGGTTGGGTCTTCAACGATTGCTTTGGTGTAGGTCCCGAGAACTTCTTTCCATGCTGCACCGAAAGGTACAACGATACGCATAACGTCTTCAAGGTTTGAACGCTCAGTAGCGTTATATAAAAGTTGTTTAGTGTCGTTCAAGGCAACGGCTTTAGCATACGCATCCAACTGTTCCACGGTTCCCGTGGCATCAGAAGTTGAGTTCGCAATCTCATCAAGCCGTTTACGAACCTGCTTACCGCCAAGATAGTTATCTAACTTAACCCCAAGATTGTCGGCGTTTTTCTGTGCTGTTGTAACAATGTCAAAAGCTGCGGCGGGGGATAAAAGGTCAGCGTTTTCGTACACCTCACGGTAGTAAGCCTGACGGAACACAGGGGACTTTTCAAGGACTTGCGTTGCTTTGCCGTATAGACCAACAAAAAAGAAATCCACAAAAGAACTACGTGCTTGCTCAAACTTGCTTGAACGTGTTGGGTCATCTGCTAAACCACGCTCACCTCGTTTGACAATATTTGCCAACTCTCCGTTATCTCCCATATCGTCAATTAAGTTGCGAAGATTTTCGGTTCCTAAACCATCAGCAGAAAAAGCAGACCCGTTGTGGACAGGTTGAATAATTGCTTGGGCTTCAGGAGGAAAAGGTTTACCAGTAAAAGGATCAATACCTGGGCGGGCTACATCATCGACACGGATAATAACACCTTCTCTACCGTCAGATAGACGGATAATAGAACCAGGTTCACCTGCGCCTGTAATGAAATTATCGGGGTCAATATCGTTAACAAAGGTTTGTTCCTTACCGACAGCAACAAGTCTTCCGTTAGGGGCAACCTCTGTTAATGGGACACGGTTGTGTGCAGCAACAATATTAAGATTTTCGTTTCCACGGGTAATGCTGTTGACTTTTAATTCGGATAGTTTGTCAACCCATTCATAAACAACTTCATCTATAGGACCCGTGATAGGGATAAGAACTTTCTTGTTAACACCAGGTTGCATTACTTCTACACCGGACTCAAAGTAATCCCTAAGTTGACCAAGAAGTTCTTTCTGATCAGGTTGATTCAACCAATCAATAATCTTGGTGCGACGCTGTTCCTTTGTTAAACCTTGTGTAATTAAACCAGACAAGAAACCGTTGATAGGGTCGCTATTGATTTGACCAAGGTTATCTACATACCCTGTTGTATGAGCACCAGGATCTGCTGTTCTTGCCGCTAAACCAAAAGAATCGTTTCTGAACAATTTGCTTTCAGCATATGAAGGATCTTTAAGATTTTTGTGTAGGTCAAAAGTTAATGCGTTCCAAAAAGCTTTTTGATCTTTATTGGCGTTTTTAAGAATAGGCCCGAAGTCATCACCGGTGATATCAAATCCACCTTTACGGCGCATAGCCCACATAATAAAATCTTGAGGATGTCGCCATACGCTGGAGAAACCACCCATAGCCATACGGGTTTGAGCGTCAAGCATGTTACGCATCATGTATCCACCAGTAGCGAGTGCTAATGGCTTCCAAATATCTTGTTGAACATACTCAGCTATAGCCGCCGCTTTTCTTTGTTCACCTGTTTTACTTGCTCTAGTAAGCCAAGGGTTCCCTGCTAATGCTCGGAGTTTACGGAAATCAGGAAGAACTTGTACTTCATCTGTTAACTCAACCAATGCCCCAGGTCCCGAGATAACAAGTTGATCCCAAACACTAGGGTCAAATTCGTCTAAAGCACCTTCAGGTAAATACTGACGTAATGTTTGAAACGCTCCAGCATCATCCACATTCCCTAACTCGTCAACTGTGTACAGGCGAGACAAAGCGGTACGGGCTTTTTCTACAGCATCCTGAATTTCTTTCATTTGCGTAGGGCTTTTAATACCTGCCTTTTGAGCTATAACAGTAAACGCATAGTCGTATGCTTGTTTCGCCCCAGCACGGGCCTGAGCAGGATCAGTAGATGAATATGCTGCAACAACTTTCCCCATAACATCTTTAAACTCTTGGCTGTCATCCATTATTTTGTTGCCACGCAAATAACGTGCGTATGACAATACTGCTTCGGTTTTGTCTTGGCCTGTGCCGTTGATAACCACAGATCCTTTAGGCATTGTTTCAATCCATCGACTGTTGCGTAAATTTCTGTATAACGGCATACGTTCTTTAAATGAGTCATCTAACTCTGTGGATTTGCGAGCCATTTTGATATCACGAATATCACGAGTCATCAATAGATCATCTGTGTTGTTTGATAAACGAGCTGATGCTTCACCCAATAAACCAAGAACTTGTGTTTCGTCTGCTGCTTCAGCAAACTCTCTTGCCTTGGCAGGTGTAATACCTTTCCAGTTTTCAAGAATATAAAGAGTTTTTTCTTCCACAGACTTAGTGGTGTCTGTAGCGTTTTCCACTAAGCGTGCAGTAAACCTTTTAGCACGGGAATCGTTAGTAACAAACTTGCCAAAATCGGTAGCCTGAAATGCTATACCCTCAGCCGAGTTCAACCCCGCCTGACCACGAGCAAGTTTGCTGGCGTTAGCAATATCTTGCGCTGAAGAAAGACCAGGTATCGCAGCGTTGGCTGTTCTTACACCTTTCAAAACTTTACCGCCAGCCAAAGTTGGATCAGTCCCAAGGTTTACCGCAGCGTCAATAAAACCAGACAACAATGAATACGGTTTGGAACCAGGAGCAAAAGCAACTTCAGCAGCTCCACGCCCAATAGTCCACGCCGAACCATTAATAGTTCCACGGACACGACGAGCACGTTCCCCCTGTTTCTCCATCGCTTCCTCACCCAAAAACCAACCTTCACCGGCTTCCTGAGTGTTAGACATCAAAGTACCCAACTGGGTTGATTTAAACCAGCCATCAAAACCAGCAGGGTCGTTCGCTGAAAAAGCTTGTGACGCTACGTTCTGAGCCAAATCAGGAACCAACTGCAACGCTGCAAAAGACCAACGAGAAGCAGCCTTCACATTGTCATAGATAACCTCTTGAAACCAGCCCTTCTTTTTAGGTTTCTGCGGATCAAGATCATTCGCTGTTTTTTGTACGGCAGTTTTCTTAATACCGTCAACAGTTTGCTGACTTGTACCATTCTTAGCCATCGACAAAATAACTGATGCAGGAATATACGGCGCATCTTTATAGATTTGAGCAGCACGTTGAGCAACAGCAGGATCAACCTGTTGTTTCTTTTGTGTATCTGTTTCTTGTTCCCTTAATAAACGCTCAAACCGGCTTTGTTCGGTAACAACATCAAATGGGCCGATAGGCATTAGTACCCCTCACGAACGTATGAATCCAACATATCAGCCAACTCATCAGAGGGATATGCCGCATACAACGCCCGTAACTCCACAACAACATCATCCTCAATAGGAGGAGCGAACGCTGTGGTGGGAGTACGACCAGGGCCGAACGATGCGCCCGCTGTTACAGGTTCATCAGGTCGTTCAGTGGGGCGATTAAAAGCACCCATAGATCCAGGTGCTACACGAGGAGGTGTATCTGTAGGGGCTGAAGCCATAGGAATAGCCTCTTGTGCTTGCATCTGTTCCGTTGCTTTACCATAGGTTTGACCTGTTGCCACCATCTTCGGTGGTTTCCCACCTCTAAGATCGTTACGGTTTGGGTATTGCTTCGCCATTTAAACCATTCCTCCCATCGGTGCTGGACCTGCACCACCACCAAGTTGTGCTAACAAACCTTCAATACCTGAAGGTGCTGGACCAGCGACAGGTTGTTCCATACCGACACCGGCAGGAGACAAACCAGGCATAGCCTCAGGTGGCATCATACCGTTTTCCTGCATAGGAACCTGTGCCGCTTGTCGTTCTTGTGCTCGTTTTTGTGCTGCCATAATCGCTTCAGGCAAACTCATCTTGTTTGTTGCTACCTGTTCTGCGATGTAAGCCAAGTCATCAGGTTGGTATGGGCCGTTCGGATCGGCGGCTTGAGCCTGAATAGAAGACAATAATGCTGATTCGATTCCTTCCGCAACGATACGGTCACGTTCCAATTCGGGATCGGTAATCAACGGGTCTGCTTCACGAGCTGATTCTTTAGACATCAATCCTGTGCCGAGACGCTGACCTAACCCGATGACAAGACTGTTCACATCTGAACCAGCAGCCGAGTATGCGACATAATGGAAGTCGGTTTCCCACATTTTGTTGGGGGTGTAATCCTTCATACCGCCACCCTTGCCAGGGATGTAGAACGATTTGGCGGCGTTACCCCAATAAGTTTTTTCGATTGCGATAGCAATCTTGTCTTCTTCCATCATGGATGATGCGAAAAGTTCTTGTGCTTCTTGTACACGGAAGTCCACAGTTGCTGAAAGAATGGATTCTCCACGGCGACCTGTACGGATGTTGGTGCCGGATTCGCCACCGAACTCTGCTGGGATTGCACCTTCAAGGCGTTCCTGCCGTTCAAGACGATCTAGGGCGACATCTGTTTTGTAGCCTGGGTTGGTTTGCAACTGGGTGATGTCTCCACCTTTAACCACACCCAACTGTCCTGTTTTGCCGTCTGCTAACTGGATGATTTCAGCGTTTTCACCAGGTCGTGACACGAGGTATTCATCGGGGAAGATGCCTCTTTCGATAGCGATTTCGGTAAGGGCTTGAAGGCGGGCACGGGTGTAGTACATACCCATAATGCCGTCAAACTGTCCACGAGGCTTATCAAGGGTTATGCGTTGTGGCATTACGACTAGTGGCATACCGCAACGGTTTACGATACGGGACAATTCAATAGCCTGCATACCAGGATAGGTTTGTCCTGTCATCGGATCAAATGTTTTTTCGGATCCCATAACGATATGTACGATTTCGTTTGCACAGACGTATTCGAGGATGGTGAAAAGGTCGTCTGCTTTCGGGTTTGCTACACGAAGAATACCGTTGATCATCGGCCCGTAGTTTTGGGCTAGCCATTTGTAGGGGCGATGATAGGTGAAGATAACGTCATCGGGGACTGGGTTATCTAAATCAATGCGTGGGGAAGCAAAAGTGTCTAGTGGGTTGCGTAACTGCCACTCTGGTACACGCTTATCAAAGTTTGGTTTGATATAGACAGGTGAGTTGCTGTATGCGAGAAGGTGTCGTGCTCGTTGACGCATCTTCATAGACATACGGTTGTGATCCCAGATAGCAAGCATGGCTCGTTTGCGGTCACGAGCTAGTTTCATGCTGCGATCTTGACCTTCCCGTAAAGCGGGAAAGTATGGCGATGGCATAGTTGAAGCCACACGCATAGACATTTGATCTAACCCTTGAACCAGCAGGTTAGCCACCGACGATTTCGTGTTTCTATCCAACTCGTTCAACGGAACAATGACATCACCGTTCGCAAGTTGACGAACCTCACGCATCTGTCGAAGAACAGGACCCAAAGAATCCACACGCTGTTTATAGATATCAACGATTTCTTCAACTGACTTCATGCGTGACCTTTAGATAGATGCAAACACTAGTAAAGATAACACATCACCGACTGTTAAGCCATGAAGGTCGCCACTGGCGGGGAGGAGCTTTCGGTGTGGTCAGGTTCGGCAGGTTCAAAACCGCCATCCATAGTGCCATCACAATGTCAGTACCGTTCTTTTTGTCACGAGTCCACTTTGTTAACTCATCAACGGCTGCGAGAGTCTTCCAGTTTTCCCTCATACTTGGGAAACGGATCGCACCGGCACGAATCAACGGGGGAAGCAAGGCTTCGACACCAAGATTCTCGTCAACCTTGTTACGGCTTGTGGTGTGAGGGATGACGTTCACCCTGTTCATCGTTTGCCATTGACGCACAAAGTCATGTGCTAAAAGGAATCGTTGGGCGGCGTTAATTTCAACCACCCAGTGTGTAATCGGGTAGCCGATGTCATACGATTTTTCTTGGATTTCATCCATCAACCCGAAGTATTCCCCTGTTGTTGTGTTGTATCCGAGAACTTCTTCAGCGGTAAGTTTCAACCGGTAGATATCAACCACATAGTAAAGCCCTGTGTTGGGTTGGTAGATGATCCATACGAAAGCCCAAAACATTGTGGGTGACGGGTCAATAGCGCAGATGGATATCCATGGTGACGCTAGGTTTTCGGGTATATGTCCAGGTCTGCGGTCCTGATCAATACAACCGTTATACATCACGCCGTCTCTGCCGATACCACCAGTAAGCCATGTACGGTCAACCAGTCGAGAATCCAAATCAAGGTCTTCTTGTTGATAGACAACTTTGAACACGTCAGGTTTAGCGTGGCGAATAAACGATAAATCTTTCCAAGACAACCGTTTAGGTTCTAGTAGTGGACCATCGGGGTATGGTTTCGCTCTGAAAGATCGAGACTCGGGGCCTGTATCCAACTCGTCGTAATACGCTTTGTAGATGATGTGCCGATACTTTTTATGTTTCTTAGGTTCAGCACTTAACTGATCCTCAACATTTAAAACATCAGAGCCGTCATAGCTCATCTCGTCATCTAGGTCGTAGGTTTCTTTAGAGAGGCAATGTGCATAGAGATCACCTGAACCGAGTCGCTGGCCCACCACCGCAAGAAGTCCACCTGGGTCACATCGGGCTTCAGCCACATTGTCCCACCGTTCAAGAAGTTTATCTCGGGCGACTGATTCTCGTGCGTTGTCTGGGGAAGCAACGTCGTCAAACAAACAAAGGTCGGCTCGGTGTCCGATGAATTCTGATTCGATACCGTATGCACGTACTGTTGGTTCTTTGTTGTCAAGACCATTCCCATCTAACTGTTCCACTACAAATTCTTCAGCCCTCCACAGGGCTCCTTTATCGACAGGTTTAAACCTTCCATAGTCGATAGACAAGCATCCTTCGGCGTTTACTGCTAACCCTTTCTCAATCATCATCGGATCAGGTTCAATAGGCATAGGTCGCTCAAGGGTTTCACGGATACGACGGGAATACAGTTTCGCCATGTTCTGTGATACAGATCCGATCATTACTCGGATACGCCGGTTACGACAAATAGCCCACACAGCAACATCGTGAAACAAGGTGGACTTGCCCGCACCAGGAGGCACATTCAATACAACGAATTCTTTTTCGTCAGACTCCAATAGTTTTACAAGAGTTAACGCTGCTTCAACCTGCCACGGTGAAGGGACACGCCCTAAATAGTACGACCTGAAAAAATCAAAATCTTCCAACCCTCTTTTCGCTTCCTCACAAAGCATGTCATACGGGATAGCCGATGGAAGATCAACATTGTCTAACGCTTTCTGATAGTCAATAGACTGACGACCACCGAACCCTGCACCGGAAGAACCTTTATGACGTGCCTCTGCTGTAGCAGTCGATAATTCTTTCGCTCGTTTCACCCAACGAGAACCAGTGTTGTAATGAACACCAGTAGCGGCACATGCGTCTTTGATGTTGTATCCGTTTTGCATTAAAGCAAAAAATTTGGCTTTGTCCTGTGGTGGGACAGATCGTTTAGTTCCCATTACATCCTTTGCTGTGTTGATGCTACATCATCAGCCCACATCATCGCCCAACGATGGCAATCACCACAGTTCCTAGCTTTATGATCCGTGCGATCACACAAATACTTTGTTTCACAACCCAACTTCATAGCCTGCCACATTGCAGTACGGGCAGTAAAAGACCAAGCCATAGAATCAGAAGACACAAGATGATTACGAAAAAGTTTCAACCCATCCTTCTTTAACCCGAACCCGTGCATTTTTAAACCGTAAGCAGACAAATCCTCCACCAACTGTTTAACGCCCTGCACGTTTGCACGGCGACAAAACGACCCCATACCAACAGTGGGGTAATCACGAAGATCAACACCATAATCCAAATACATATCTAAATGAACCCTGTAATCATCAGGAGCCCACCCCTGCAACACTGGAATAATAGGAAGATCCGGTGCCAACCCTTGCAACTCAAGAAAATTTTCGCAAGTTAAACGCTGGTGCTCATCAATCGACTTCCCTGTTTTTTGGATCATGTGCGGTTCACACATCCAATCCTGTGGTGAAGCCCAATCCATCAAACCAATCTCATCTGTAATACGGTAAAGTTCTTCAACATACTGACCTGGCGGTGTAACCCACTTATCAAAAATAGAAAGCTCCGTAAAGCCACCACTGTCACAAGACCAAGAAACACCTGAAGGTCGAAACTTTTTGTATTTACGAAGACGACGAACAGAAACAAACAGCGGGTTCGTGTTGTTTTCATTCCACAACCACGACGGGTTGTTTGTCCCCACATAAAATTTAAATCGATCCACAAAACTTCCCGCTTCCAAACAAGTTTTACATTTACTGAGTAGAAAACAGCATACAGCATCTGCTACGGTAACAAACAATCCAGCAAGACCTCCACGATGGGAATCGTCAAGGCAAGCACGGCTGTACACCTGTTGCAAGGTGCGGGGCATTTCACACCAGGGAACTGGGGTAGATGTTTCCTGCAACCAAGAAGTACCCAAGACCGAACCTTCCCCTGTTGCGTAAGAGAAACAAGCAGCGTGATTAACGTCAACTAATCAAGAGAACAACCTCGAAACGGTGTCGGCTAAAAAACTTTTGGCTACGGCCACCGAACAGTCCAAACAACTGTTGAAGCGTGGGGGGATGCCAAACCAGAACACCAACAATCTTGGATTAGGTTCCGACATACGTCGGCTACCGCCCTCACTGCGTTCGGTTGCTCACAGAAGCCTGTGGACAATGTGGACAACCCAAGCCGGTGATCCACAATTAATTAAGATGCTGATTTCTTTTTTTCCTTTTTTTCTTTGCTCAGGAAGTTAGAAGGTTGGCAGCCCAGTCACCCACCCCCGAAACGTAAAACACCACCACAGACAGTGACCACCTCGACCACACACAGTCACCAAACCCCCCACACACAAAAAGAGTGACACCATCAGTTCCAGATAATACATACCTCCCCGCCCCCGTCGCCTCGGCAGACCCCCAGTTGCCTGGAATCCGCACCCCTACCCCCCACCCTGCCCACAAAATTACATAACAAGTATTATGTGCACATACCGGCACCCCCCCACCCCCCTATAGGTGGCACGACATGACCCCCCCACCTACAGGCAAGGCACCCCAAGCGGGTGCGAAGTGACGGGGCAGTAGTTCCGCCTAATCGTGTCGAGTGGTGTCTTCGAGAGCTGTTGTCGAGTGGCCGTGTGTGATCCGTGATCTGTGGCGGTTGCGGATCTTTTTTTAGTACTTGCGAAGTGTTCGACAGTTCGCTATACTGTCTCTATCGGCAATAGTGCCGACAGCTTGAAAGGGGCTAAGAAATGGCAACACTAAAAGATATACAGGTTCTCGTGAAGAGAATCGACGGACTAGCCAGGGAGCTAGGCATATACAAGGGGGATGAATGGACTATAGATAGCCCCGTGACAGGCAAGGGGACATTCATCGAGCGTGGCCCTATCCCCGCACACTTGGCGGATTCTGTCTATCGGTTCCCGCACGCCGTACTACAACAAGGCAGCCCTACCTACGGCCAGGCGTGGCGGTTGAACGCTACGGGTGGCACCCATTACGGCACGGCAGAATATGACCCGTTCCGCTTGGGTAGTGGATTCTTGGGGACTACTAAGGTAGAGGCGTATCGTGCGCTAAGTGGGCTAGTGGCAGGCCTTGAGCTTGCTAAGGCAGAACGGGGCTAGCGAATAAATCGACTAGCGGGGTAGGCCAGGCGGTGGCCTTGTCGGGTTCGAGTCCCGACTACCCACTACCCACCCATAGGGGGCGGGTTATCCTTGAAAGGGGAACATATGAAAGTAGAACATATAGGGGGCGTGTGTCCAGATTGCATTTACTTAGCCGCTAGCGGTACGCCAAGTTATGACGGTTACGCCGACACGGGACACGGTGAACGCTATCGACGGGGCGTGAATGAATGGGGCGGGGAGCCACATAGTGACGATACGGAACCCTATTTTTCTTGGTTGCCGTGTGCTTTTTGTGGCGATCCATTAGGCGGCAACCGATACGCCGCCGCCGTACTTGTCACCCAATAAGTGACGGGGCTAGGCGAAATAGTCGCCGTAGCGGGTGCAATTCCCGACTAGCCCACTATCACCCTAGCGATGGGGTGAGAACGTAGAACAGATTACTTGACAAGCTCCAGGAATGTGTATTACGGTTAGCAATAGGGCGAGAACGCCCAACATGAAAGGGAAACATGAAACTACAAATAGATACAGCTACCGCTAAGGTTATCGCTAAGGCGTTACCGTTAGCATTAGAGAAAACTAATACGGGGCGGCAACACTTGACCTATGTGCAGGTTGCCGACATTGACGGGGTGCTAACTTTCACTGCCACTAACGGATACATAGCGTTCAGTATTGCAGTGGATTCCTACGGGGATCGCCCCACTAATCCGTTCACCGTACAAGGCAAGGAACTTTGCAAGGCATTAGCAGATATCGCTAAGGCCGCCAGTAAGCTTGAACCTACCGTGTCACTGTCATACGGTTATGAGCAACCCGATCCGTGCCACAGTGTGAAAGTGTCGGGGCAGAATAGCACCGTGAAAGTAATGTGTGCGGATATTTATTTTCCGCCGGTGGGTTCTATCCTTGCCGATAAGCACGATAACGAATCGGGCGTATTATTGAACGGTAAGTATTTCACCGATATTGTCACTGCCGCCACACTGTGTGCGGGAGACAGTAACCTTGTCACCGTTGAATCGTTGAACACTTGCAAGGCGGGGCGGATCACTGCCGATAGTAAAGGTATTCAATTCACGGGCGTGATTATGCCGTGCCGTAACGAAACATACGCCCGCTAATAGGAAAAGGAAACATGAAATACATTATTGACACCCAAACGGGCACGATGATTAGTGCGGAATATTGTTATGTCATCGATGAGAATGACATTAGCGATGATCTCAACCCTATGTCCGATAGCGAATTATCAGAATTAGCGGAACGGGTAGGAGTGCGATTCCTTACGGAATATTCCCGTCGATAACGGGAACGGGCTAGGTAGGGCGGCTACCATCGCTAGGTTCGATTCCTGGCTAGTCCACTATCACCCTAATGGTGGGGTGATTACAACAGAAGAGGGAAATATGGATACTAAGGAATTAGTAACAGTGGAAGTAGTTCCACATAGCGGGGCGGTAATTGTTACGGCATTACTCAACCCACATGACGGGTATGGGGCGTACTTCAAAAGTATGACCTACTACTTTTGTACAGTGAATGAAAGTATTGAGCTTTTCATTGACCAATACGGCGATCAGATCGTAAGGGACTAAGGGGCAGACAATGAATAAGACAGTGACGTTGAAAAGGGTAGGGAATTGGATCCTTGAATGGGAATCCACCCGCCCTAGCCTTGTATGGGCGATACCGGAATACTTGACTAACACCGTAGTGGGTGGCAGTGGAATCATGTATGACGATGGCACGATGGCGTGGGATAACCCGTACAAGGTTCCCGCCTATGTCCGTAATGCTGCCCCCCAATTTATGCGCAAGTGCCAGGGTAAGCGGGTGGCACGATGAGAGTGGCACTAGATGATATCTGTGTAGGCCAGACAATACTTGTGCCTACTGATGATC